TTTTATACGAACAATTTTGCTAGGAACAATTGTTTTTAATGACGTTAATTCTTTTTGAATATTTTTTGTTTCAACTATAATATATTTTTTTAAATGAACAGAATTTGTAACATTATTAATATATTCACGTAATATTTTCTTTTGCGGCGCGGTCATGTTTTTATATTTTTCATTAAACTTATCTATTACAAGTTTAGATGCTAATATACGCACGTCCTTATCTTCTTTTATCAATGCACTTGATTTTTTATCTGAAGATTTTTTATTCTGCACTTTTTCAATTAAAATATACTTGTTGCGTATATACACGCCAGGTTCATCTGCTTCTGCAAATTCAAATATATTAAATGTCGAAGCATGTGTTTTATAATCTGTTACTCTAGATTTAAAAAATTCATTAACATTATAATTTTCTTTTAAATCTTTTATCAAATTATATTTTTGTCGTTTAAGATCTGATTCGATTAAAGCTTTACGTGCTTTAATTACCGCATCAACAAAAGTTGCTGCATGAGATTCAGTACTAAATTTTTCTTCTTGAATTGATTGATATAATTTAAGTTCTTTTGTTAACTCAGAAGATCCTTTAAAATGTTTATTTAAAATATCTAATGCTAATGGACGTGTATTGTTCATTGTATCAACGGCCACCTGTCGTACCAAAAGTTCAAAAATTAGTCCGGTATTGCGGACCTTTGAATGTTTTATTCGTTTCATGAAAATACGTTCCTATATAGTAGTATACATTGTTTTTAATAAATATATCATTAGACACAAATCAATGCCGTTTATTCGTCGAGTAATTGGTTTTCATCTAACATTGTACCAGAATCTGAATCTTTCTTACTAGAAGATTTAATAGACTCTTGTATAATTGCTGGTGATTTTGTATTTGATTTTAATGCTGAATTACGCAACATTTGTACAAAAGAAGTATTTTCAGTACTTAACGGCCCACTTTTTCTGTAATTATGTTGCAATGGAGATGAATCTGTATTAAATGTACTAGATAATGATTTTGCGCCTAATGGATCTCTGCCATGAGGACTATCATGAGTACCCCATGTACTAACATTTTTAGGTCGGCCAGGACCTGCTACATGTTCTTGTTCCATACCTGGTAACAATCCATCATCTTTTGTTGCAGTATGCATTGAAGCAATATCATGAGGTGTTCCAAAGCTCATATTTGTTTTCTTCGGATCATTACCTTCACCTTTAATTTGTTCTCTTCGGAATGCTTCTTGCTGATCTTGAATTACCTGTTCTTGTTCTGCTTTCCATTCAGCGGCAGACATATTAAATATATTTTCATATATCCATTTTTCAGAAAACATCATAGACTCTTTCATGTTATT